CTTGCTAATGCGACGGTGCAACAGTTTTCGGAAGCCTTGACGAACAAGGCGGGTGCGGCGATGAAGGCTGTGAACATGGATATTGAAACGGGTGTTGCTGTGTTGGCGGCGTTGGCTGACCAAGGCATCAAGGGTGCGGAAGCGGGTACGCAATTCAGTATCGCGTTGCGTGACCTGCAAAGCAAAGCCATTGAAAACAAGGTTGGCTTTGAAGCAATGGGTGTTTCGGTGTTTGATAGCGATGGCAAGTTGCGGAACATGGGTGACATTGTTGCCGATTTGGAAGGTTTGTTGGCTGGCGCAACGGATGAAACGAAGAAGATAACGCTTTCGCAGTTGGGTTTTGCGGATAAGTCTGTTTCAACGATTTTGGCGTTGTTGGGTACTTCGGATGCGATAAAGAACTATGAAAAAGAATTGCGTTCGGCTGGCGGTTTTACGCAAGATGTTGCCGATAAACAATTGCAATCTTTGGAAGCGCAGTTGAAGTTGGCGAAGAATGCGATTGTTGATGTTGCTATTCAGATTGGTGAACGCCTTGCGCCGATGGTGAAGGGTGTCACGGATTTCATTCAAGAACTTTCCAATGTGATTTCGGAACAAGGTTTGGGTGGTGCTATCCGTTTTAGTTCTGGTGAATTGTTGAACTTCATTGAGAATATGGGTGCGTTGGGTAACACGATTTATGGCTTGATTACTGCGTTTGTTGCGTTGCGTTTGGTGGCTATTGCGGCAACGATTTCGCAGGTTGCCTTCAATACTGCGCTTTTCGCTAATCCGATTGGTATTGCTGTTGCGGCGATTATTGCTTTGGGTGTCGCGGTTGTTGCGGCGTATATGAAGTTTGAAGGTTTCCGTGATGTTGTGAACGCGGTTTTGAATTTCATTATTGCTGGTGTTGAATTCTTTGTGAATACTTTTATCCGTGCCATCAATTCGGTCATCGGGGTTATCAATGGGCTAAGTAGCCCGTTGCGTGCCATCGGTATCAACATTCCAGAGATTGCCAAGATTGGTGAAGTTTCGTTTGGCAGATTGAGTAAAGCCGCGACAGATACAGGAATTCACATTCGTGACACTGCCCGCGCAACGATTGATGCAATCATTGAAACACGCAAAGCACTTGTTGATACGGGCGATGATGCGGATGGTGCGGCAGGAAAGATTTACACCCTTGCCGATGCACAGAAGGCTGTTGCGCAGGCACAAAAGAATTTGGACACGCTACGCAAATCCGAACATAAAGATTTGGTGGCTTTGAAAGCGGCGGCGGATGCATTGAGCGCGGCGCAAGCAAACTTGGCGTTGATTACGGGTGACAAGAAAACGGGCGGGGTCAGCAAGTCGGTTGAAACTGCCCGCGAGAAAATCAAGAAGTTCACTGATGCGTTACGCGACGCAAGTAGCGCACAGAAATCGTTGCAGAGTGCAACGAAAGCGACCATCAATGCGCAGGGTGATTTGGCGGAAGCAAACGCAAACTTGGTGTTGGCACAAAAAGAATTCAACCAAATAGTGACGGGTTACGGTAAGGACAGCACACAGGCGACGGATAAACAAAACAAATTGGATGAGGCACAGCGCGATGTTGAGCGTTCCGCCTACGGAATTGAAGAAGCCATTTTCGCGGTACGGGATGCGGAAGCGGCACTTGCGAAAGCACGCCTTGACCCCGATAGCAATGCGCAGACTATCCGTGAAGCGGAAATCAGTTTGGCAAAGGCAAAGTTGTCGGTCAAAGATGCGGAAGATAGACAGCGTGAAGCCACCGTCAATTTGAATAAAGCGCAGGAAGATTTGAATGAAACTGTTGATGGGGCTAAGGAAGGTAGCGATGCCTATGAACAGATTTTGAAGAAGGTCAATGATGCGAAGAAGGCTCAACAGGATGCGATTGACAAGGTTGTTGAAGCGCAGGAACGGGAACGCGACGCAATTTTGAAGGTTGCGGAAGCACAACGCGACCTGAATGATTTGGAACGGGAATACGGAAAACTATTGTTAGACCGCGCAAAGCGACAGTTGGAAGCATTCGGACAAACAGCGTTGCCATCGGGAACAAAACTTCCACAGGTAACTGCGCCGTCTGGCGATGGTCAAGTTATTTTGCCTGATGTGGTTCAATTCCTTGATTCCCTATACGCAGGGCAACTGACGGATACTGAGCGTGCAAATATCAATGTTGTTATCAATGCGGGCATGGGTACGGATGGTGATGATGTTGCGCGTCAAATCATTGATGTTTTGAAATCGTATGAACGCGCCAATGGGCTTATTCCGCTTACGGTTCAAAGTGTGTACGCGGTGTAATTGTGGCAACGCAAACTGCTTGGGGTGAAACGCTCACAGTTTTGATGGAACTTGGCTTTCTTGTCAATAAGTTCACGCTTGACAGTGCAACGGATGGCGTGCTTGACCAAGATTATTTAGATGGAACTTTGATTGGCGATGATGTTGCGCCATATGTTCAAAGCATTCGCATTACACGCGGAAGGCAAGACCAACTTTCTAATTTTTCTGCGGGTTCATGTTCAGTTACTTTGCTGAATAACGATAGAAGGTTTGACCCCACGAACCAAAGTTCCCCATATTGGGATGTTGTGCTTGGTCAATCTGGTGTGACACCACGAAGAAAGGTGACTATCAAACTTGGGGATGAAACATTGTTCGTTGGGCGTATTACGGATATTGATTTGTCATATGCGACGGGCAAGGCAACCGACCTTTCAACCGTGACGATAAATGCGGCTGATGATTTCGTGTTGCTTGCGAATACTGCAACCACCCAAGACAGGACACCTTCGGAAGAATTATCTGGTGCGCGTTTGAATTATTTGTTGCAGTTGCCTGAAATTGCGTACACGAACACAACGGATATTGATGTGGGAACAGCAACATTGGGTGCATATCAGATTGATGCCAACACCAATGCACTTTCTTATGCGCAATCCATTGCAGATAGCGAACAGGGCTACTTTTTTGTTTCCCGCGACGGAAAACTAACCTTCACCGACAGAGTAACCAAAGCATTCGCCACTGCGGTAGCCGCATTTTCCGACGACGAAGGAACAGATATCAAATATCAAACCCTGTCTGTCATGTACGGGCAAGAATTTCTATACAACAAAATCAGTGCGACCCGCGAAGGTGGCACACCGCAAGTCGCGAACGATGCCACCAGCCAAACCGAATACGGTATTAGCACCTTGTCATTGGATGGTTTGTTGCTTGTGGATGATACTGCGGCACAAACTTTGGCAAACGAACTATTGGCACTTTACGCCCAACCCGCATACCGATTTGAAGATATGTCGCTTTTGGTTTCTTCATTCGGGTCATCTACGCGAACCACCTGCAATCAGTTGGAACTTGGCGACACCATCACCGTTGAACGCAATTATCAGACGGGTTCACCGTCACAGGTGGTCAAATATCAGACCGTTGAACGGTTGAATAGAACCATCACCCCGAACATTCACAGGCTGGATATCGCCATGTCCGATGCCTTTGTCATCTATCCGCTGATTTTGTCAGATGCGGTATATGGGGTCATGGACAGTAATAATGCGCTCAGTTAGTTGCTATTATTGGCACGCTAATCATTCGCGAAAGTAGGTAAAAGTGGCAATCACGGGAACGAAACTGTTTGCAAGTGGCGATGTTCTGACCGCTTCGGACACTAACCAATACTTGATGCGCGGTGTCAAAGTATTCAGTGATGCCAGCGCACGAACAGCCGCGTATGGCGGTGTTGGCGAGCCGACACTAGAAGCGGGTGAATGCAGTTATCTTCTTGATAACAACGAATTTTCCAATTGGGATGGGTCGGCGTGGACAGCGGTTAGCGGCGGTGCAGATGTTCTACAAGTGCAAGTGTTTAGTTAGGATTGGTGGCAAATGGCAACATACGAAAAAATCAAACTAAGCGGTTCTACCGATGGGCGTGCAATCAAAGTTGCCGCTACCGCTTCGGCTGGTACAACCATTCACACAGGGTCGGCAACTGCAACAACCTATGACGAAGTTTGGTTGTATGCGGTGAATAGTTCTGCATCGTCGGTGAAACTTACGATTGAATGGGGTGGCACAACCAGCCCCGATGATTTGATTGAACTGACGGTTCTTCCCGAAGCGGGATTGGTGACGATAACCCCTGGACTTCTCATAAAAGGCAACGCAACACCGCTTGTTATTAGGGCGTTTGCGGCTACTGCCGATGTGATTACCATTCACGGGTTTGTCAATCAGATTACGGCGTAACTGATGGCTACGGCTCGTAGGCAACTTGGGTATGTGTCGTCACTAACGACGCAGACTGTATCTGGTGGCACTATTCCTATTGAGTATGTCGTTATCGGTGGCGGCGGTGGGGCGGGTCTCTTTGTCGCACCAGCAACATCAAACGCTGGTGGCGGTGCTGGCGGCTATCGTTCGTCGGTTGTAGGTGAAAACTCTGGCGGTGGTGCTTCCGCCGAACAAGTTTGGAATGTTCCTGCTGGTTCTAGTTTGACCGTATCTATCGGTGCTGGTGGTGCGGCTGGCGCAGAGGGAACGCAAAGTGTTCTAAACATCGGTGACGGTGTTGGCGTTATTTCTTTGGGTGGTGGGGCAAACAACGCAGGCGCAGGTGGTTCTGGTAGTGGTCGTGACGGAACGCAGACCAATGGTGCTGGCGGTGCTGGTTTCACTCGTCAGGGGTACGCAGGTGGCGCAGTTACGACAGGCGCA